CCCTAGACAGATACAACAGTATGAAACAAATGGGGCATCAGTAGTTCCTTATAACTCTGACTTTCATTCTGATGTAAGTGAATACACAGTTTCAAATCCAGACACTGGGTATTTAGGTCTTGAACATCTTAGTGATTTTCAAGTAAGCGAATTAACAAAATACCCTAACATACAATTATCAGAGGGTAATCTGTTAAAAAATAAAGAACAGTATTCAATAATTTACCCAGAGGGTTTTACTAACGATAATCTACCAGCTATTTTAAGTAATGGAGCAGGTGGTAGACGACACTACCTACAGTTATCCGACGCAGAAATAACTGAAATGGAAAACCAACTCTCAGGTACAGGCATAGAAATAACTAACAAACCTAGAAATCTGAAAAAAGTGATCAGGACAGATGTAGACGGTGTTGATAGACTTATGTACATACCAGAAAGTCAAGTATTACCTAGTGATAAACCTTACGAAAGTGGAGTTTATTTTGAATCAGATGGCGTAGTATTCTCAACTGGAAATTCTGGTGGTACCCAACAGAAAAGGTACAATAATAAAATTAAAAAAGAATGGCAGGCAAGTTTAAGCTCTGCTGCAAAAGTTTATAACATTACTGAGCAAATACAAAATGAAGTAAAAAATAATAATGCTGTATTACCGAGTATTGTTAGAGGAACTGTGACTGGGTTAAGAACATTTCTTGATGAAGGATCAGAAATTTTTAATCTTATAGGTACATTAACTGGCAATACAGCAGACCTTTCTTTTGCAGATACTGCAGATGGTAGTCTTTCTCGAACAGGTAAAATTGAATTCTCTGATGGCGATACTTATGAAGCTATGTATGGCAGATTTGTAAATAGTAGAAAAATTCAAGACCTAACAGGTGTCTCAACAGCAAACAGAGAGTATAATGCATTGACGTTTAACTTAGCTCTAGCTGTAGCGAGTGCTTTCGGTTTAGGTGACGGAAGAGCTTTATCAGACAAAGACTTAGTTTTTGCTTTAGAGATGGTGGGCTATGGCTCGAGTAATCTTACACAACTAGAAGCTGCACATAACAGGTTGAGAAGACAGACTTATGCACCAGTAGCATCTGATTTTGCTAGATATGGGAAAGACGGGGGTTTAACTGAAGAGACGTTAAAAACAATAAGTGATCAATATAATTTACCTATAGACGCATTAGGTGGCGAAATTACACACCAAGACTTTGTTAATATGCTGAGTGGCAATAATAATCAACCTTCGCCAGATCAAGACGACGCACCAAATGTTTTACAAAACAATTCTTATCAAGGTTTTATAAAAAGTCTGAGGGGTATAGATGACACATCAAAACTAATAAGTACAATACAGAATAAATATAAAGAAATGAGGGGTGAGAGCAAATCTAAACAGAAGGAGATGGAACAAGCTATGGCTATTTATTTAACTGATTTACAAGAAAGTAATTCAGAGCTTTACGATATACTACTTAAACAATTTAGTCCTAGCACAACACCACCAGACTGATGGCACAAACCGATATAATAGATATAGACAAGTTAATTGCTGAAAAAGCTTCTCAAAAAACTCTTGATTTTGTAAATAACCCAAACTTATTTTATGAATTTCAAAGATCCCCAGCTTATATTCCCCTTACCGATACTCAAGAAGATAGAGATTTTGAAGTAAGTAAGTTAAAACAATATGGTTTTGATCCTACATTAAATCGAAAACCACCTTTGGGAGTAATGGGTGGTGTAGGATACAACCCTCCAAGTTATAGTGATGCTAGAATAAATTTTGACCAATTTTCAGGAACAGATAAACAAAGATATCAAGATGCAGTATTAAGTGGGCTAGAATCTGGTGATCCATATTTTATGAATCAAAAGTACACTAAAAGATTATCTGGGGAAAATTTAGGTAAGTTATACGGAATTGATTATGAAAACAATGTGCCTTACGGAACAACATTTGATTATGCAAATATACCTAACTCTGTGTTAAACGATCCTAAACAAGCTATACCTACGCTTGATAGATTACTTAGAGTTAAATTTAGAGAAAACGAGACTGAAATCCCTGAGGATTACGACTTTGATATTAAGCCAGATCCTTCTGGTACAGTAGCATACACATTTCAAAACCCTTTTGATAACGGCAAACGCACACCAATAAATCCTCCAGGATTACAGATGCAAGAAGCAGGGGCTTTTATGGAGCAACTTACGTATGAGATATTGGGTGGAGGAGGTACGTTTTTAGCGAAAGCTATTGCCGAGGGAGGTAAAGGTGGACCAAGAGCAGTACCTAAAGGATTACTTTCAGCTGGAAACTTGGCAGTAGTCGCCGAAGGTTTAGCAGGTTTTTATATTAAATACCAAAGATTAGAAGATTTAAAAGAAAGAGGGGTTTTAGGTGCAGACGTAAATATAACCAGAGAAGCTATGAAAGAGATGGGTCTGGTTATGGGTTTTGGTTTTGGTGCCAATGCTGTAATAGGTGGCATACAAAATATAGGTAAAGTCATTCCTGGATTAGGGAGAACAGGACTTTTGCCTGGAGGATTAGACGAAGATGAATTTATTGAAGCATACGAATTTGTACAAAAAGAATTAAAAGATAATAATTTTGTTAATGTGGGCACTTTAACAAGTCCACAAATTATGAGGAAATATTCAGAATACGTAGAGCAACAAGGTGGACCAAGGTTAGTTTCTCCTATTGAAAGTGCACAAAAAAGTTTAGACGACTTAGCTGAAGGATCTGAGACAGTAGGTGCACCATTACGTGAACAAAAAATAAGACAAGAAGAAGCAGCAGCAGAACAAATGGATACTCTGTTTGAAGAGTCAGCAGATTTAAACTTAAAAGATGCTCTAGAAGAAAGTTCAGACGTAGCACTTACAAGAACTGGGGAGGAATTAAGGGTTGCGGGACAAGAATTTGTAGAAAATACTCCAGAAGTAATCATAGCTAGAGGCAACGTAGATGATTTTATAGCCACTAATTCAGATAATTTTAGAAAGTTTTTAGAAGGCACACCTGACATGAGTCCTGCCGAAATAGGTAGAGGCATACAAGAAGGTTTTTACAATTTAAAAGTTGCTAAAGATATAGAAGTAGATGAAGCATTTAACGAAGCATTTAAAGTAGTTAGTGATAAAAGAAAAAAACCTTTTGACATGTCAGAAGTACTTGATGTATTTAAGTCTATAGAAAAAAGTGAAGGTGAAAGTTTATTTCCTGCTGAACTATACGGTATGTCAAAAGCAGCAGTGGCTAGGATTGAAGGTACAGATAAAATAACTGGCAAAAAATTTATGTCAAGAGAAGCTTTTGATAGAAGTTATTCTCAAGTAAGGGGTAGACTAAACGAAGCATACAGAGTTGGCGATCAAGATATGATTGAAAGACTAGAATTAGTTGTTGACGCATTCGAAAAAACTAGGTACGATACTTTATTAAGGGAAGGTGGAGAACAAAGCACTAAACTATACGATGACGCAGTAGAAAAATACAAAGTGTTTAAAAATCAATATAAATCAGGGGTTATAAATGACATTACAGCTTTAAGTAATAGTGTCACTAGGACTATGTCTTCTGATAGTATCACAGCTTCTAATAGGTTGTTAAGATTTATCAATTCAGGGTCTACTATAACTGAGGATGGTGTAATAAGTTCTCCTGCATTTTTAAGGGATATTTTAATAGATCCTAAAAACTCAAGTTTAGGAGAAAAAATAAGGTTAGCTACAAAAAATAATCTATATGAGAATATTTTTGAACTTAAAAATGGTAGAGTAGTGCCTAAAGAAAATGGTGCACAATTATTAGATACTTGGAAAAGTGATAATAAAAGTGTTTTAGATCCAGCTAATGGAATATTCAGTACTAATGAATTAGCTAAATTCGATAATATCGACCAACTGGTAAACTCCTATAATAGACAACTAGAATCAGAAAATTTCTTACTAGACTTAGCGAGGAAAGAACAAGACTTACCAGAGCTTACAAAATCTAACATCAATGAGCCAGAAAAATGGTTTATGGATATATTTACATCTAAAAATGTAAAGAAACCAGAAAAATTATATAACATAATTACAAGAGCGGATAACATAGCTGGTGATACTGTATTGATGGACAGAGTAAAACTTACTATGTATAATGATTTTATGGCTAAAACATCCAAAACTGTGGACGGTGTTCCTGTATTTGATTCTAAATTGATTGATGATTATATTAACGATCATGGTTATGCTATGGGAATATACTTAGGGGATGATTTCGTAGGTAACTTAACTAAATTAAATAATGATTTAAAATTGATAAGACCATCTGATGCATCGTCTGCTCTCCAACCAGATCAAGGATTCTTTAAAGCTATAAACCAAATACTTAGAGCATATGTAGGTTTATTTACTAGACCTGGAAGAATGCTGACTGCTATAAATTATTTCAATATCGCTAAAAGAAATAAAAGAACTGTTGAACTTATGAAAAACCCTACTAAAATGTACGATATATTGATGAGTGGTAAAAAAGTTAAATCTGAAGAAGCTAATTATGTAAGGAGAGTCTTAGGTTATATGATGGGAGAAGTTATGTTTCAACCAGACGTTGGAATTACAGGTGGACCAGAAGGTGCTGTTAATCAAAGTGATCTACTGAGAAAAGATATTGAAAGTAAGAGAAATCAAGCACTCATTAATCAGTTAGAAGGCATTGAATCAGGAATGAAACTTAAATACGATTTCTAAACTAACCAGTCTTTCCATTTTTCTTCACCAAGCACAGTTTGAGCAATGTTTTGTTTTTGACGCAGGGCTTTCACTATTTTTTCATCAACAGTTTTTTCACACACTATATCAATATATGTGACCTTATCGTCTTGACCGATACGATGAGCTCTATCTTCTGACTGTAACCTTTTCTCTAAATCATAGTTATTAGAATAATATATAACTGTATTGGCAGCAGTCAAAGTAATACCATAACCACCTGTTTGTGTATTACCCACAAAGAATCTCATCTTACTGTCAGGGTCTTGAAAATCTTTTATTATACCTTCACGCTCTGATTGTTGTACGTCACCAAAATACATACCTACTGAGTCAGAGCCATATTTCTCACTCAGGGCTTTATTTATCTTTCTAATATCATGCCTGTAGTTTGCCCAGATAATAACTTTGCCTTGAACTTCTTCTATTATCTGTAATAATTCTTCTAACCTATTTGAATCTAACTCTTTCGTAGTACCCTTATCAGTATTTATAAAACCACAAGATATTTGATGTAATCTCACTATTTGTGTAATTACAGAGTTAATTGTGACCTTTTCGCCTGACAATACCGCTAAAGCATTGCGTTGAATATCCTTGTAGACGCGTTTTTGGTCGTCTGTCATCTCTATTTTTCGCTTAATATAGACCTTTGGAGGAAGGTCAAGGCAATCTTTTTTCAAGATACGAAAGCTAAATGACTTTAATAATTCATTTAATTCGTTCAAGTTTTTATAACCAGTAACTAATTTAAAATTTCTACCGTTCATGGAACGTTCTATTAAGTCAGCAAACCTTGCTCTGAATGAAAAATAACTACTGAAACCTAATAGTGATGGGTCTAGAAAATAACATTGACTAAATAAGTCTAATGGACTTTTTGTCACAGGAGAGCCTGTCAGTATTCTTTTATAGTATGCATACTTACCGAGTCTTACAGTATTGACAGTTCTCTTAGCTTTGTAATTTTTGATAGTTGTACTTTCGTCTATGATAAACATACATTGACGTTCCATTAAAAACTTAGAAGCTATCTCAGTACCTCTCTTTGTACTGAATGCTTCTATGTTCATGATAAATATCTTTAGCTCATCTGATTTATCAAAAAGAGTTTCTAGGTTTTCTTTATTCTTTTTAGTGTTAGCGTTTGACCATTTGACTATTGATTTTGGTATTTCGTCAGGTAAGTGTGTTGGTATTTCGTATGTAAACCAATTATCATATACACCTTTGGGTGCAACTATAAGTACACCGTTTAGTTTTTTATCCATGTACAATTTAACAAAGTTGTCAATCACTACTTTTGACTTACCACAGCCCATCTCCATAAATAGAGCAAACGATTCTTTTTCACACGACATATCAAGTGCATCCACCTGATGTGTATAGGGTGTAGTTTTATATGTATACTGACTCATATAAGGCATAGCATATTTATACTTAACCAGAAAGTAAATGATTGCTCGTGATTTATTAGCACTATTGAGCTAATAGGGTGATAATATATCAGCTAATAGGTAGCTTAAGTGATTGATTTATTTAAGGATATACCTAAGAACATATTGACCTATTAGCTGAAATTAACATTTATCCTTTACTAAAAATAAAATCTCCCTATACTACTAATAGTAAATAGTACTAATAGGCACTGATGGTGGTGCCGTATAAGTTTTGTCATTTTCCATGATCCTCCTAAGACTAAAAACTTGACAAGACACACCATCACTTATTATGATAGAATTTATAAAAGGAGAATTTACAGGTTTTGATTGTGGTATTACTACTTGGGACGAGCCAAGAGTTCGCATGTATAAAGGCAAAAAAGTAGTAGGCAGACCAACTCGTGGCTTTGGCGATAGCCCTTTCGAATATGCTGGTAAACTATATGAGCCTGAGCCGTGGTCTACTCCTATGTATGTAATAAAATCAAACGCTGAACATTTGGTAAGTTATAAATTAAAAAAAGAAGTGAAGTTTAATTTTTGTTTGTGTGGATATTATGGACCAGAAGGTAAAGGCATACCGCACCATTCTGATACAGTACCCACTAAAAACGATATAGTTTTGTCCGTGTCTCTTGGTGCACCTAGAGTTTTCGAATGGCTTGAGTATGAAAAAGATATAAAAGAAAAAGTAGACACTAGTGAAATAAATACTAAGTATGTTCCTAAAAAAAGTTTAACACATTATTTGATGGAAGATGGCGACGTTTTTATATTTGATGGTAAATCTCAAATGAGAAGTACACACGCAGTATTAGATATGGAAGGTTGTGGAGAGAGAATCAACCTTACCTTCAGAAGTGGCGTATAAATACGCAACAACCTATTTACTTTTATTACCAAAAATAGTTTAATAGAGACGCACTACCAAAAGTAGTGATAACAAAGGAAAAATTATGACAAATATATTAGATCAAATGGAAAAAGATGCAGAGGAGAAAGAAATTAAGTCTGAAGATTTAAAAAGTATTTCTGCTTTAGCTAAAGACCTGAAAGACCTAGAAGCTCAAATGGAAGAACAGCAAGATGTTCTTAACAATCTTAAAAATAAATACCGTCAAATAAGTGAAGAGGACTTACCTTCTAAATTAGAAGAAGTAGGTATGTCTGAATTTAAACTTAGCGACGGTACTTCTATTTCAGTAAATAGGTTTTACTCTGGTCGTATCACTGAGGAAAATAGAGATCAATGTTTTCATTGGCTTGAACAAAATGGTCTTGGTGATATTATAAAGAACACTGTCTCGGCTAACTTCGGTAGAGGTGAAGACGAGAGTGCAAAAACTCTTATGACTAACTTAGAGAAAGAAGGGTACTCGCTCATGCAGAAAAAATGGGTAGAGCCTATGACTCTCAAAGCTGTCATTAAAGAGCAGGTAGAAAAAGGTAGCGACCTCCCTTTAGACACCTTTAATGTATATGTAGGTCGTAAAATAAAGGTGAAAAAATGACAACTAACGAAGCTGTTAAAGAAGACGTAGAGGCTACTCCTACTGAATCTAAGCCATCAAAAGAAGTAGCAACTAAATCAAACACGGCTTTAGCCACTGCCTCATTATTTGAGGAAGATGCTGGGTCTGGTTTGGAAAATGTAACCTCTGACGATATTACTATTCCTCGTCTTAAAATACTTCAAGCTATGAGCCCAGAAGTAAATAAGAAGGATGGTAAATATATTGAGGGTGCAGTAGCTGGTGATATAACTAACACAGTCACTAAAGAAGTCTTTAGGGAAGATGTTGGATGTTTTGTATTACCAGTGTCGTATAGACGTATGTTTCTCGAGTGGCAGCCACGCGAGACAGGTGGAGGGTTGGTGACGCAACACTTTGACCCTGAAATACTACGTCAAACTAAAAAGGATAGGGATGGTAGAGATGTCCTAGATAATGGAAACTATATCCAGACATCTGCAACTCACTATTGCCTAGTACTAGACGGTGACTCGTTTCAACAAGTTATGATTCCTATGGCTGGAACACAGTTAAAGAAATCAAGAACTTGGAATGCAGTTATGGCTAGTCTAAAAGTGAAAAAAGCGGACGGTGGTGTTTTTACTCCTCCTACCTATAGCCACAAATATAAATTGACTACTGTACAGGAGTCAAATGATCGTGGTACATGGTTCGGTTGGAATGTAGACATGGTGGGTCCAGTCACAGAAGAAGAAACAGATATGTATCTTGCAGCTAAACAGTTTTCACAGACCGTAGGTAGTGAAAATGTTGTGATGGCTACTTCTAACGACGAAGCTCCTTTCTAATCCTTTTTTAAATTACAGTTCTAGGGTAAGTTATATTTACTTACCCTAGACTAAGACTTGAGGACAGATTGGAGAATTATTCAAATAAATTAAATGAAATATTCAGAGGCTCTAACAGAGCTCATGGTACTTTTACTGTCGACATAGCTACGACAGGTCAGAAAAAATCAGGTAAAGCAAAAACTATAAAAACTGTAGGGGCTACTACAAATCATTGGGACGACCACCTTAGTGGTAAATCTGGGCTAGGTATTATACCTATAGACGAAGAAAATATGGTACGGTGGGGAGCCATTGACGTTGACCAATACTCACTAGATTTAAAAAAATTAGTATTAAAGGTAGAAGAATTTGGCTTACCACTTATAGTATGTAGAAGTAAAAGTGGTGGAGCTCACATATACTGTTTTACTCGAGAGCGAGTAAGTGCAGGAGATATGCAAGATAAATTAAGAGAGATATCTGCAGGATTAGGGTATGGTGGAGTAGAGATATTTCCTAAGCAAAGGGAGGTATTAGTAGATAGGGGAGACTTAGGCTCATGGTTAAATATGCCTTATTTCGAGGGCGAAAACTCTCTTAGGTACGCTTTCGATACTAAGGGCGAGGCATTAAGTATAGACGGTTTTATAGAGCATATAGAAAAGAGGTCGTTAAGTTTAGAAGAATTATTAGAGTTAGAAGTACCTTTATTAGATGACATGAAAGATGGACCACCTTGTTTACAGGTATTACTTAAACAAGGTTTTCCAGAAGGCACAAGAAATAATGGTTTATTTAATGTAGGTGTATATTTAAAGAAAGCTATACCAGAAACTTGGGAAACTGAGATAGAAGAATATAACAGAAAGTATGTAACACCACCTTTACCAGCCCAAGAAGTTTTAACCTTAATAAGTACATTAAGGAAAAAGGAGTATAACTATAAATGCTCTGATGAACCAATCAAGTCTTACTGTAATGTAAGTAAATGTAGGGGCTGTAAGTACGGCATCGGCAACGGGAACACGGCTCCTACATTCTCTAGTTTAGCTAAGTTAGATAGTAACCCACCTCTCTGGTTTTTATCTATTGATGATAAAAGATTAGAGTTAAGCACTGAACAACTTCAAAATCAAATAAAGTTTCAAAGAGTGTGTATGGAGATTTTAAATATAATGCCACAACGTATGAATGATAGGGGTTGGCAAACTCTTATACAAAATTTAATGGACAATGGTATGGAGATTATAGAGGTAAGCGATGATATTTCTGTAGAGGGGCAGTTTATGGATTTACTCGAATCTTTTTGCACAGATATGGCACAAGCTAACACAAGAGATGAGATACTTTTAGGTAAGCCCTTTACAGAAGATAACCGTACCTTTTTTAGAATTAAAGATTTAAAAGAGTATCTTTTAAAACACAGGTTTACAGAAATGGATACTAACAGAATAGCATCTAAGCTGAGAGATATGAAAGCTGAACATAAGTTTTTAAACCTAAAAGGTAGGGGAGTAAATGTTTGGTCTATAGCTGAGTTTGAATATGGAGCAGATGATTTAGAGCTCGAGCCAACTAACTTTGAGGGGTCAGACATATAATGTATAACGTGGTTCTTGGTCCACCTGGAACTGGAAAAACAACGTACCTTTTAAATAAGGTAGAAGACTTCTTTGAAAAAGGTACGCCACCAGAAAAACTAGGTTATCTTGCGTTTACTAAGAAAGCTGCAAACGAAGCTCTGGCTAGAGCTATGGGCAAGTTTTCTTACACAAGTCAAGAGTTGTGTTATTTTAGAACGCTCCACTCTCTCTGTTATCATTGGTTAGGTTTTACTAAGAACGATGTATTAGCTAGGAGTAATCTTAGAGAGTTTAGTAGGACTATAGGTGAGAGAATAAACTCTGCGTGGGATGGTGAAAATATAATGACACTATCTAGTAAAGGTGATAGAATGTTATTCTTAGAAAATATGGCACGTAATCAATCTATGGGCTATAAAGAAATATGGAACAAAGCTAATGATTTAGATATAACTTGGATGCATTTTAATTGGTTTTGTAAAAACTATTCTAAATATAAAAGCCAAAACTTTTTAATTGATTTTACAGATATGTTAGAGATGTTTATTAATCACGATACCAAACCTAACCTAGATGTATTAATTATAGATGAGGCACAAGACTTATCAGCTTTACAGTGGAAGTGTGTAGAAAAATTAGCAGAAGGGGTAAAGCATGTGTATATAGCTGGTGATGATGATCAAGCTATCTATAAATGGGCAGGTGCAGATGTAAATCATTTTATAAATTTAAAAGGTAACAACATTTATTTAAACCAATCTTACAGAGTACCAAGAAAAGTACATGATGTAGCATTAAGAATAGTAAAAAGAATAGGTAATAGAAAGGAAAAGGTATGGGAGCCTAGAGAAGAAGAGGGTCAAATAAATATACATATGGATTTTGAACATATTGATGTGTCAGAAGGTGAGTGGTTATTTTTAGCTAGAAATAATTATCTACTTAATCAAGTAGAGGACTACCTTAAAAAGTCTGGTAGATTTTATCAGAGGTCTGGTAAATCTCCTGTGTCTGATACTTTAATTAATGCTATAAAAGATTGGGAAAGGTTAAGGAAAGGTCAGAAAATAGAAGCTGACAATATAAGAAAAATCTACTCGTACATGAGGGCTGGTAAAGGAGTCAAGAAGGGGTATAAAACATTAAAAAGTTTATTAGGTGATACAGTTTTAAGTATAGGTGATTTAAAAAGAGACTATGGTCTATTAGTAGATAGCATATGGCATGAATCATTTGACCTTATAGGTATAACTCAAAGAGAGTATTTAATATCTTGTTTAAGGAGAAAAGAAAACTTAAACACATCAAGAATAAAACTAAGCACCATACATGCTTCTAAAGGTGGTGAGTGTGACAACGTAGTTTTATTATCTGATATGGCTACTAAGTCTTACGATGAATTATATAGAAACCCTGACAACGAGTGTAGAAATTTTTATGTAGGTGTGACTAGAACTAAAGAAAACTTACACATAGTGAGGTCTAAAACTAGAAAACAGTTTATTTTTTAGGAAGATCCCTATACTTAAACTTTACAAGTAAAGTAAAATATTGACGTGAATATATTTAAATTAGACGATAATATACAGACTGCAGCAGAAATGCACTGTGATAAACATGTGTCTAAAATGATTCTAGAGTCAGCTCAAATGCTTTGTACAAGTTTCTGGCTTAATGATCAAACAGCACCTTACAGACCTGTACATATGAAACACCCTTGTACTATATGGTCTGCAGCCAGTTTAGATAATTGGCTATGGCTGAAAGACTTGTTAATTTGTCTCAATGAAGAATTTATGTGGCGATATAATAAAAACGTATGTCATAAATCATACGATGTTATTATGTCACTGCCTAACCCTTTGATAAAAAGTAAAGGGCTACAAGAACATCCACAATGCATGCCTGATCAATATAAGGTTCAGGGGAATGCAGTCGAGGCATATAGAAATTATTATATAGGCGAAAAAGTATTTGCGAAATGGACTAAACGAGGTAAACCATCATGGTACAAGATAAAGTAGAAGGGTTTTTTAACTACATAAATGAAAGACACCAAATATATTTAAGGAGAAAAAACGGTCTTCATCCACCGTGGACAGAAGATAAGATATTAAAAACTTATAGTTTTTGTAATGTGTTTAGAGAACTAGACACAGTCACAGAATGGGTAAGAACAAACTGGAGAGAGCCTTACTTTGACCACCCTAACTTAGCTTTCTCAATGTCCGTGGCTCGTCAAATAAATTGGCCATCCACCCTAGAAGAGATAGGTTTCCCTGAGGATTGGCAACCAGAAAAGGTAAAAGCTATAATGCAGGATAGAATGGATAGTGGGAAAAAAGTTTACACAGGTGCTTATATGTTGACAGGTACTTTAGGTGGTACTAAAATAGAACAAACAGTAGACAAAATACTTACACCTTTATATAATAACCACCCAGAGATAGTCTCTAGTAGTTTAGAAGATACTTGGAAAAATTATCTTCCTTACGCAGGATTTAGTGGATTTATGTCATACGAAGTTGTTACAGATTTAAGACACACTCATTTATTAAGGAACGCTCGTGATCTTTATACTTGGGCAAATCCAGGTCCAGGAGCAAAGCGTGGATTAAATAGAATGAATTTAAGAACGCTTACTTGGGACTCGCACAAACATGACTGGAACGCAGAGATGTATAAACTTTTACAAGTAGCAGATAAATACTTAGAGCCACATGTACCAAAGCTAGAGATGAGAGAGATAGAGCACAGTTTATGTGAGTTTGATAAATATGAGAGAACTAGGTTAGGTGAGGGTAGACCTAGAGCAAAATATAAATACGATAAATACCCAAAATTTAATGAGGCACAATACCTATGAAAATATATATTCCTACTCGTGGTAGACCCACTAATCAAGAAACTTTAAAATGGTTTCCCCAATGGATGCAAGCTAATGGTGATGTAACATTAGTTATTGATCATGATGAGCAACACCTGTACACTAAATATCAAAACACACCTAAAATGGTAGTCCCAGAGGACTGTATAGGCATAGGGGCTAAACGAAAATATATTATAGAGCATAGTGATGACCCCCATATAGTTATGCTAGATGATGATTTACGTTTTTACATTCGTAAAAGCCCTACCGACTGGCACTTACGATACTTAGAGTCAGATGAGTATCCTGCTATGTTTGGTTTATTAGACGAGTGGCTTAGTCAAGGTTATGCCCACGTGGGTGTAAGTGCTAGGGAAGGTAATAATAGGGTAGAAGATTTATCTGTAGAAAATACTCGATACATGAGAGTACTCGCTTATAACTTAAACGAGTTTCCTGATGACATAGAGTGGGGCAGGACTAGGGTAATGGAAGATTTTGATATAGCTTTACAACTATTGAGAAAAGGTAAAGCATGTAAGGTAAGTTTTTATTATGCACAAGGTCAAAAATCATCTAACGCTGACGGTGGTTGTAGTGAGTGGAGAACTATTGATGTTCATAATGAAGGTGCTGAAAGATTACACTCTTTACACCCTACATGCGTTAAGGTAGTAGAGAAACAAACTAAAACTGCTTGGAACGGATTACCTCGTAAGGATGTAATCATAGGTTGGAAAAAAGCATATAAAGAAGGAATAGGAGAATAATGCACACATTAAACTGTAGAAATGTAAACGATGCCTTTTTAAGAGGTATGGATTTACTTGACTCGAATGGTCATATAGAAAATACTAGAAACGGTAAAGTCATCACTGTAGAAGAACCAGTTACTACAGTTTATGCTAACCCTAGCGAGAGAGTTTTATTTGACCCAGATAGAGACGCTAACCCCTTTTTCCATTTTATGGAAGGTTTATGGATGCTGGCTGGTTTTAATGACTTAGCTACCATGGAGTACTACAATAAAGGTATGAGTAGATATAGTGATGATGGTGAAACATTGTGGGGAGCGTATGGCTGGAGATGGAGAAGTTATTTCAAAGACCCTATATTTAAAGATTTTGCTGGTAAAGACCAAGTAAGAATTATTATTGATAGACTTAAACACGACCCTTACGATAGACGCTGTGTCCTACAAATGTGGGACGCTGTGGGCGATTTAGGGCGAGATGGAGCTGACGTACCCTGTAATACGACTATATACTTTAAAACTGTACACATAGACGGCTACAGTCCTCGTCTCGATATGACAGTATCAAATAGGTCAAATGATATTATCTGGGGTGCATATGGAGCAAACGTGGTACACATGTCAATGTTACATGAGTTCGTAGCTGCAGCAACAGGTATAAGAATGGGTAAGTATTATCAAGTGAGTAATAATTATCATGCGTACTTAAATGTATATGAGCCTATGAGAGAAAAATTACTACAAATAGACTCTTTTGATTATTACACAATAAAGCTATTAATTAATCACAATCCGTATAAACTAGATGAAGTAAATCCCTATCCAATGGTAAGTGTAGACTTTCGTGATTGGGAAGCAGACTTAATTATGTTTTTTACTAGAAAACCTTTTCAGCAAATGGAATTCAAAGATCCATTTTTCACTGACGTCGCAGTACCTATACAAGATGCTTGGTATCTCTCTAAAGAGGAGAGTAAGGAAGAAGCACTTATAGAAATACAACATTGTAAAGCTGATGATTGGATGGAAGCTTGCTTTAGATGGCTATCTAGAAGAATAAAATAAATAGGAGAATCTATGATTGGTCAATGGTCGTATAGTCGTCTTAGTTGTTACGAGAAGTGTCCTAAACAAGCTGAGTTTAAATTTATAAAGAAAATGAAAGAGCCTGGAAGTCCTGCCATGGATCGTGGTAAAGATATGCATAAATTATGCGAGGAATATATTCGTGGTAGGTTTGATGAACTACCTAAAGAACTCAAAGAGTTTGAAGAAGCGTTTGTAAAATTAAAAGAACTACATGAATATGGTCAGGTAACATGTGAGAGTGACTGGGCTATAACTAAAGATTGGGATCAAACAGGTTGGTTTGATAATGATACTTGGGGCAGGGCTAAAGTAGATGCTTTCGTCTATGACGAAGGAAACTCAACAGAAGCTAGAGTCATTGATTTTAAAACAGGTAGATATGAAGGTAATCAAGATGCACATAAAGAACAATGTGAATTATATGGAGGAATAGCTTTAAAGAGATACCCTGAGTTAGAAAAAATTATCACGGAAATGTGGTATTTAGATCATGGTAAGATAGATAGATACATTTATACTCAAGAGAGTATAAATATCAAAAGAGATAAAATACACATAAGAGCTGTAGAAATGACAGAAGCTACAGAGTTTCCTGCTAAACCTTCTAAGTGGAAGTGTAAGTGGTGTTATTTCGGTAAGCAGAATATGTGCAGAGAAAAATATGAGGAGTATTAATTATGAGTGGATCTAATTTTAATTTAATAAAACTACTAGCACACACTGATGTAGAAAAGCTAGAGGAAGCCCAAATAAGTTATGGTGATAGTTGGCGTTCTCGTGGTGGTGTTGGTGCGTTTATGATGTTAGCTAGAAAATTTGATAGGATAGAAAATCAGTGTAAAAAGAACGGCTACGACATATTTAAAACTATAGCAGATGACCCTAGTTCTACAGGTATATTAGATGATATACAGGATTTAAGGAGATACTTGTTATTAGTAGAAGGTCACATGACTAACCGAAAAGAGTATATCGGTAAGTAATGGATCAAAAAAGTTTCTTTCCACCTGAGTCCGACTGGACACCCCCAGATAGTTTCCCTGATTTAACACAAGCTAAAGAGATAGCTATTGATTTAGAAACTAGAGACCCATTACTCATGACTCATGGTCCGAGCTGGGCTTGTAAGCAAGGAGAAATAATTGGAGTAGGTATAGCTACAGAAGGTTGGAAAGGTTATTTCCCTGTGGCTCATCATTATGGGGCTAATCTAGATAGAGGAGTAGTTTATAAATGGTTAGCTAAACAGTTAGAGCATGACAACGATAAAGTATTTCATAACGCACAGTATGATTTAGGGTGGCTTACTTATGAGGGCTTTACTGTTAATGGTACTGTACAAGACACTATGATTGCTGCACCTTTATTAAATGAAAATGAAAGGAGATACTCTCTCAATAGTTTAGGCGAAAGGTTTATGGGTGAATTAAAAGATGAAAAACTTTTAACAGAGGCAGCAGAAGCATTTGGGCTAAACCCTAAATCAGAGATGTATAAATTAGAGCCTAAATATGTTGGCATGTATGGTGAGCAAGACGCTGACCTTACCTACAGGTTATGGCAAAATTTAAAAGAAAAAATAAAAGAAGAAGAGGTTAGTGAAATATATAAACTAGAATCATCTTTAATAAGGGTACTTATAGAGATGAGGAGACGTGGTGTAAGAGTCGATTTAGATAAAGCTGATAGAGTTAGTCAGGAGTTAAAGAGTAAAGAACAAAAGATATTAAGTCAAATAAAAAATTGGTATGGTATTACCCCTGACTTATGGGCAGCAGCATCAGTCGCACAAGTATTTGATAGAGCTGGTTTAGATTATCCTAGATCACCAAAACTAAATGCACCGAGTTTTACTTCTGCTTGGCTAGAGGCACATGACCATAAATTACCATTAGCGATAGCTAGGGCTAGAAAATTCAATAAAGCTAGAACTACTTTTATAGATAAAATGATTTTAGACCATGAGGTAGACGGTAGAATACATGGAGAACTACACCCCTTAAGGTCAGATGATGGAGGTACAGTCACAGGAAGGTTTAGTTGTAGCAATCCTAACCTACAACAAGTACCAGCTCGTGATCCAGAAATAGGTAGTTTGATAAGAAGTTTATTTATACCAGAAGAAGACTGTCACTGGGGTTGTTTTGATTACTCTCAACAAGAGCCTAGACTTACAGTACATTACTCGCTACTTACTAAACAAGAGGGTGCACAAGAGGCAGCAGATGCTTACACAGATGATGCAGACTTTCATCAGATAGTAGCAGACATGGCTAATATAAGTCGTAAGGAAGCTAAGAATATAAATCTAGGTTTGAGTTATGGTATGGGTAAAGATAAACTCATACGTCAATTAGGTATTAGTGAAGAAGAGGGTCAAATACTATTTGATCAGTATCATGAACGAGTACCTTTTATCCGTGGTCTACGAGATACTTGTGCTAGGTTAGGGTCAAATAGGGGTTATATAAAGACTATCCTAGGACGTAAGTGTCGCTTTAACCTTTACGAACCTATGTCGTATAGGGATACCCCTTACCCCTACGAAAAAGCCCTCGAAACGTATGGAAAAGGGCTTAAAAGGGCTTTTACATATAAAGCTATGAATCGACTTATACAAGGGTCAGCAGCAGACATGACTAAAAAAGCTATGTTAGATTTACACAAAGAAGGCATACTCGCACATACTCAAGTGCATGACGAGTTAAATATATCTGTTAAAGATAAACAGGAATGTGAAAAAGTCATAGAGGTTATGAGAGACTGTGTAAAAATCAATGTACCTAATAAAGTAGATGCTGAGATAGGTAAGAGCTGGGGAGAGATAGAAAATTATAAAGATTATTTTAAATGAAGATAGGTATAACATTTAGTGCTTTTGATTTATTGCACGCAGGACATGTTGCTATGTTAGAAGAAGCTAAAGGTGTCTGTGACTATTTAATTGTAGGACTACACACTGACCCTAGCGTAGAAAGATCAAATAAAAATAAACCTGTGCAAAGTTTGATAGAAAGACAAATACAATTAAAAGGTTGTAGATATGTGGACGAAATAATTTGTTATGAAACAGAGCAAGATTTATTGAACCTACTGAATATGGTAAGGTGGGATATAAGAATAATAGGGGAGGAATATAAAGAAAAAGCATTTACTGGTTGGACAGAGTTTAATAACTCATGCTCTAATAAAGAAATTTATTATAACTCTAGACAACATGAATTTTCTAGTACTTCTTTAAGGGAGAATATAACAAATGAAACGGCAAGATAAAAAAAGAATGTACTTCAATATCTATATGATATACAAAAATTCTGATGCTACTTTAGAGGAGATAGGTATGAAATATAAAATTACAAAACAGAGGGTATGGCAAATAATTCGTATGTGCAGGTTAGGACATAGTGATTACTACAAGGGTTTAAGAGTATATAATGAGGTCTGCAAAAAAGTCAAAGAAAGATATCCAGATATACATAATGATGTATTGAGAGGATGGCTCAGGGAAAATGGTATACGACTCATAAAAAGTAAAAATGGTTCAGAGATCTCTACATCGAACAACAAGCTTGTCTAGTTCTCCATGTGTGGGTACTTGTTCAGTGACTCAATTTGGTACTCGTATATGTAAAGGTTGTGGTCGTACGGAAGAAGAAATAAGAGATTGGAACAGTTATTCAGACACAAAGAAAAAACTTATAGTAATAAATTGCTGGGCTTTAGGTTACACGCCCAGACAAAAGAGAGATATGATACAAGATGAAGAAATACATTCACGTGAATCAACACAAAATAAAAGCTAATTTGAAACACGGCACTGACGAGCCAGTCATTACTATAAAAGAAGGAAAGAACAATACTTACTGTCACGCAGTTAAAATTTTAGGGGAAAGCACAGTCAGGTATGGGGGTAATGATAAACCCATCCTGCCCTGTGGTGCTAGAGTTGTGATAGAAACTACAGCAGATATAGAGGTGATAGATGATCAATGTAAGGAATAAAGGGGCATCATTTGAACGTGATATTGCTAAGAAACTTAACGCTTTCCTTAGTGAGCATAACATTGATTATGTTTGTAAAAGAAACCTTGAACAGTATCAAGAAAAAGACAAAGGCGATTTAACTATTCCTCTACACGTTATTGAATGTAAAAGATATAGAGAAGGTAGTTGGTATAAAGATGCATGGTGGAATCAAGTTTTAAAATCTGCTGACGATCAAATACCTATACTTATATATAAGTTTGATAGACAACCTATAAGAGTCGTTGTACCTATTAATTATATTAATAATAAGTATAAAAATTCTGACATAAAATGTGTGATGACTTTTGATCATTGGCTTGATCTACTTGTTAATGTTCTTAAAGAACATGCTATTATCTCGTAGTCATTAGCTTATAGTACCCCTAACTTTTAACTTTTATTAAAAGGAGGTAATTATGGCACATGCCGTAGAAACAATGGCTTATGCTGGGGAAGTTCCCTGGCACGGATTAGGTGTTAAGGTTGAAGATAACCTTACCCCTGATGAAATGCTAGTTGCTGCTGGACTTGATTGGACAGTAAGTAAAAGGCATTTATTCACACACTCTGAGCCAAGCGTAGATAATAGTAAAGAGGTTATACCTGTTAATGATTATTACGTTCTAGTAAGAGATAGTGATAACAAAACCTTTGGTCCTTGTGGTCCAAAGTTTGTACCGTCACAAAATGCTGACGCTTTTAAATTTTTTGAGAAATTTACTAGCGTAGGCGATATGTCGATGGATACAGCTGGTGCCTTAAAAGGTGGTGAACAAGTCTGGGGCTTAGCTAAAATCAATGATGGTTTTACGCTTCCTGGAGATGACAGAGTACTAGGTTATTTACTAGTTTCTGTATCTCATAAGTGGGGCAAAGCTAACGAGATTAGGTTTACACCTATTAGGGTAGTTTGTAACAACACTCTTACCTATGCTTTAGCAGATAAGACTAGACCTTCATTTAAGATGCCTCATTTAACGGCTCTTGATGCGGATGTATTTAAGTCTGCAGAGGAAGCACTAGGTATCGCTGGTGATCGTATGAAAGACTTTAAAGAGTCTGCCGAGTTCTTAAGTTCTAAGAACTATACGTCACAAAATGTAGTATCATATATATCTGAGCTATTTCAACCAGAATTATTGGAACAGCAAAAGAATATGGAGCAAATGAGTGATATAAAAGCTATAGCAACACGTCAATCAATGGTTGATGAGTTTAAGCGTGTACCAGCAATGGTACATCAAGCTTTAGAAGAACAGCCAGGAGCTAACCTCAAGTCCTCTAAGGGTACTTGGTGGGGTGCTGCTAATGCTGTCACTTTTATAGTTGATCATAAGTGGGGTCATGACAGAGACGCAGCATTACATAATGCGTGGTTTGGTAGTCGTGCATCACTTAAGCAGAAAGCTATATCAAAAGCTCTGGAGTATGCCAAAGCTGCATAATGGCTATGACTTTCGACGAGATGTCTGAGCTAACTGAAGAGTTAGCTCGGCTTCTTGTCGAAGAGTCAAAACACATATCAGAAAATATAGAAGCACCAGATAGCGTGGTGCCTGCAGCATTTTTATTTGCTGCTGTTCAATCAGCTATAGATTTTTTTGAAACCACTGTACCAAGTGGTCATGTATTTGAAGAAGATAATTTAAGAGAGGTGATGCATTCCGCAATGGATCTTGCTTTGAGTTATCATTTCGGAACTGATTTTAGAGACGAAGAAGACAGTCTTCACTAAAATTTTTTTAACAAGAATTTTACATTATCCTTTACTTTTAACTTATTGTTATATATGCTTAGCTTTTATTTTAAGTAATTATGTTAGACGAAGAAGCTATAGTATTTGTTCTAGATACACCAATAAGTAATACTTACAAAAGAGTAGTACGTGTGAACAGTGTAAAGTCAGGTAGAATTAGAGGTGGCTCACTTATATTAGGTGACCCTAATAAATTTGCCTATCCTTCATGGTTTACTGTGGAACATCTAGATAAAATTATTGAGTGCCATAACTTGAAAAAGTTTAAGTACAAAGATAAACAAGACGCATGCAGAAAACTCTATAAATTACTTCTACCACTGGCTAAAGAGCCTAATGACTCTGACTTTGACCCACACTCTGTAGCGTTTCACTCAAACGTAGTAAAGAAACCTACGTTTAGGAAACCTGTGCAGAAGAAAGTGGTTCGTGTGTCAAGCATTAACATGGAGAGTAAGGTGAAAGCTACTGATAAAGTTCCTTCATCTGATAAAAATAAAACCAGACAACTTTATTACACTGGTGAACTAACCGTTGCTGAGTTGTTAGAAAAACACAGTGATCTAAAACTAGGTGATATAAAGTATGACGTAAAATCCAAATACGCAGAAGAGGTGTAATATGGCTAGAGCGATGTCTCTAAAAGGTAAAGTAGCAACCTTTAAACAGCTGCAAAATATAATTAAAAAGGGTAGAGAGAACGAGTATAATCGACAACTCGATGAAACTAAACTCAAACCTTTCTTAATTAAAGAGCTAGAAAAAATGCACATGGATATTAATGAGGTTAAGTTTCCTATGACTGCCCTTATGATACATGAGCATGCTCAAGGTGAAAAAGTTGCTCCACATATTAGAGCGTCAATATATATTCCTGGAACAGGTCAGGAAAGAACTATTATTGATGTTGACTGGAACAGCTGGGAAAAACTTGACATAGTTGAGGCATAGTATGGACTTTGAAAAGAATGTACCCATACCTGAAAATTATGATGGTCCGAGAAATAACAAGTATAATTACCATAAGATGGACATTGGTGACAGTTATGCAGTTGTTTTTGAGCCAACACTAGTTCAAAAAATGAGAGTGGCTTTAAGTCAATACTGTAGAAGAAACGATAAAAAGTTTACCACCAGAAAAGTATTTGAAGATGGTATGACACAGTTTAGAGTATGGCGGATAAGCTAACACCAAAACAAGAAAAGTTTGCTCAAAATGTCGCTAAAGGCATGAGTAAAAAAGATGCTGCAAAACACGCTGGGTATAGCGAGAAGAATGCAGGGAAAGCTGGTACAGTGCTAACGAGTAAAGACAATCCATTAGTTCAAAAGAGAATAGGTGAGTTACAAGAAAAAGCTGCAGATAAAGCAGAACTTAGTTTAGGAACTCATTTAAAGGATTTAAAAGATATTCGTGACGGTGCTATGCGTAATAACGCTTTCTCTGCAGCAGTAACAGCAGAGGTGGCTCGTGGTAAAGCTGCAGGTCTATATGTAAACAGAAGTGAACTTACTGTAAACAGAGTAGATACCATGTCAAAAGAAGAAGTGCTTGAACGTATGAAGCAACTATATTATGATACAGGTGGTGTATTACCTGCTGGCAAGATAATAGAAGTGGAGCCTGAAGAACTAGAAGAAGAGGAGCAAAGGATAATAACGAAAAATGCTAGTGATGATAATACATCCTAGCTATACTTAATTAAATATAATTAAACGGAGGAACTTATGACATATTTTAAATTTAAAGTCACAGAGGAAGGTTATACTGAAACAGGTTGGGACTCTCAAGGTAATCAAGAGTCTTACCAATTTATAGCTGACCCCAATAGTTATGCTAAACGCATAGCACAAGTAATACAAAATAACCAAAAATTAGAAAATAGGGGCTATATAAGTCCCGAGTTTTCTAAAGCTATGACAGAGCATAAACCTGAAGAAAAAGGTTTCTCACACAGTGTACGAGTAAATAAGGAAGGAGTACTCGAGGATGTTATCATCGAAGATTGAAAAAGATATACATTGTTGGGTTTACGAATTTTTAGCTAAACCGAACGAGTTATTAGATTGGTTGCCTGTGTGCCCATATGCTGCTAAAGCATTACATGAGGACAGGGCTAGAATAGAAATAAATACAAGTTTATTTTCTGAGTCTTTCTACGAAAAATTTATTCCTACTTTTGATCATCATAAAGAGGATATTCTTATACTCGTCAGTACCTTTAACGAAAGGTCATTTACTGAGTTTAATAATTTCATAACTAAACAAAATCAATGTATCTTATGGAAAAAAGACATATTTATAATGGGTAGCCACCCTGATGATACCGAAGAAGGTATTGAGCTGTTCGGTACTAATGCATACAATGACGAGGAAGTTGGACCGTATCCTATGATCTTTGTCCAGAAGCTTAGTGATTTAGTACATGAAAGCAGAAAGCTACAAAAAACAAAATACTATGATAATTTCAAAGTAAAAGATTACAAACAATTGGTAAACGAAAGAGAAGAACTATACGAGAGGTATAAGAATGTTTTTTAAGAAGCGTCTGCAATCCTCCTCTGCTTTTGCCTGCTGGAGTGAGAACCAAAGTAAGATGTGTGTGACACTGCGTAGACGCACCCTTTATATTTTTAAGGGTTTTTATAAGGCAGTTAATCTTACACAGCAGGTCAACCAATGAGTAAAAGGAAGAACTGGAACAAAAATAAAAAGGAAAACTGGAACAACAAATACAAAGGCTCTAATGAACTACCTGATATGTCTTATGAATTCTTAGGCGATGCACCCTATACTACTGAAAACATGAAAGAAATAACAATGATAATGCGTGATGAATATAAAAGAAAAATGAAGAAAAAGGATTGATGCTTTTATCTCACTTTGATGTTTACTAAAATAAAGGTTTATAAATAAGGAGTAATATGAAATATAAAAACTTAAATACTAGTGATGATGTTGAATATTATTTTATGGCTCGTGATGTAAAACGATCTATCTATGACTGGGCACAGGAGTGTGTCGTAGCTGATGGCTACGGCTTTTTCCACCCTAGCTTTTTTAGGAAGGTAGGTGTCCCTGATAGGTTTGTCGAATATGTCACTAAAATTCATAAAAGTAATCCTCTCGATATGTTTGCGTTGTTTAACGGTCAAATATATGGTAAAGATGATAAACCTATGGACGAAGTTATAGCCGTAAATAATATGGAATTTCTCGCTGAGATATGTAAAGCTTTAGATTTACCTGTTAAAACTGGAGCGTGGGGTCGTAATAAACGTGCTAAAATACTTGTAAAACGTATTGAGGACTATATAAACAATACCCAAATGTACTGTGATAATTGTGACGCACCAGCCGTAGTCAAAGAGCACGGCTTGTTTCTATGTGAAAAATGTACAGCTACTGATACCATAAGGAGTAAATACTTATGAAAATAAGATTAGGAACTACTGCCCATGTGCCGAAGTGCGGATCACGTGGTAAGAAAACTTCTCAAGGTCGAGGCAATGTAGGTTTCTCGACTATGAATAAAAATAAGAGAAGGTCTTATAAAGCATATAGAGGACAAGGAAGATGATAGATATAAGAGATCTTATTATACTTATCATGGGAATGTGTCTTATTGTCTTGGTATATAATCTAGAGATATATTTAATTTAACAAGAAAGGCATCATAATATGATCGAGCTTTACTTTCTATATCTAGTAAGTTATGCTTACTTAACTTTTTAATTAATAACTCAAAACTTAGGAGCAGATATGAAAAAAAGTGTTAAGAAGGTAGTTAAACCTGCCACAACTAAAAAGGTAGCTAACATAAAGTTAGCTGTCGCAACCAACCTAGCAGAGATTGCTAAGTCTGGTGAAAAGGTTATAAAGCCAGGAAAGTATAATCCTGACCACTTTATAGTCACAACTGGTAAAATACCTAGAGTGACACATAATCAAGAGCGTGTACTAGACTTCAATAAGAAGACTGTACGTGAAGCACTTGAGTCACGAAGGTACGCTTACCAAGACATCAAATACGATGTCGACCGTGGATTTATCGAGATAGTAGAAAAACTTTCAAAATAAATCTAGTCGTATATGACTCGTTGAGTTATATTACTTGTAGGTGCTGGGCGATCTCTCCCTAAAAAGATGATTCTCCTCCCTCGTCCAGCACTCTACTTATAGGAGAATTAAATGTCAGCAGAAAAACATAATTTTAAATGGTGTGACCTGTGTAAACAGGAAGTGAACTTTGGTGAGTATCAGGGTCATAAACGCATGGGCACAAAATACCAACACGGTTTTCTTGAAAGCATGGATCACTCGACTCATGTAATTAAAATAAAATATGTTGGTGGTTATACAGTTATAGATAGGAATAAAGAATCAGTGGTGCATACTTGTAAAGGTTGTAAAAGATCAAAGGGAAATATCCTAGGCATCAAACTTGATCATTAATATACTTTATATATTAATTTTTTATACACGGAGAATATATGAAAAATAAAACTTTAACACCTGAGGAGCGTAGGCGCATCAGTAGTCAATACACTATTGCCCCTGCGTATAATAAGGGAGCTTATCAGGTGATCCCTAAAAAAGATATCAAATATATAGGTAAGTAATATGATCAATATAGATGATATAGAAGTCCCTGAACATGACCCAGAGACTGAGTATGTAGAAACTGTACTCAGGTTTAGGGTCTTCAGGCAATATAAGGGTATTGACGCAAGAGATGATGAACCTTGGAGTTTATACATGTCGTCACTTACTCACCAAGGTGCAAAAGATGCTATACATAATGATAAAAAGTGTACAGACATTTTTGCTTATAAAATAGTAGATAACAAAGAACATTCAATGATTGTTCGCCAACAATGGTAGGAGGTACCCATGGGTTTAGATTGTTATGTAATGAAAGGTAATCGTGACGAAGTATTTAAAGACGACCGTCTCGATAATCTTACCCTCGTAGGAGGTTTGTTTAGTGGTCATGGTAATGGCTCGTTTAGAGGTGGTTGCTATGAGGAGTTCGTAGCTCATTTAACTGCGTCAAGTCCAGCTTTCTGGCATTTAGATCAAGACGAAGTTATACAAACTGATGAGTTACGAGTGTATGGGTTACTCTTGCGAGAGTATATAGAAGATAACGGGTTAAATGATTTACCTGATGACCATAGGTTTGAGTGGTCTTTACCTAGCAGTAGAGGCACTTATGATTTTAGGGTTAAAGAAATCAAAGACCTAGCAACTTTGTTCGAGGTGGCAGCAGAACATAATTGCGTAATGGAGGCATGGTGGTAATATGAGTAAAGATAAATATGAAAGTATCAAAGCTGATGATAAAGATCACTTTGATCAAAATCAAGAGTACTACGACTTTTTGGACGACATGATGGACTCAGGTGGTTCTAATATGTTTCAAGCTCCTATGATGTTAAGAGAATGTTTTGACTTGTCAAAAGGCGAAGCTCTTAAAATATTCATAGCGTGGAAAGATACTAAGTAGTGATCATGGTAGGGATCGTTAGTGATCCCTACTATACTTTATATATTAATTTTATTATGGAGATAATATGAAAACAGAAACTATAATCAAACATATAGAGCATGTAGGTAATCGTAAAAACCTCAAGAAGATACAAAAAGCAGTGACTGATCAAAAGAAACTTCTCGAGGAGCTACATGAACTGGGGCAAGTGCTATGATAGTATTTGATAATCAATCAGACATAAACGCTGTACACGGTATCTTGCAGAAAGTAGCGGAAGAAGTTAATAGTTATTATTGGCACCGTGACTCAGAGGTAGATTTAGAAAGAGCCAGTGAGTTGAGGAACTTACGGGAACATCTTATCAAAAGGGGTTATATAGATAGTGGTTATGATTTAGCTAAACTTACTTATGGTCTTGTAAACTTATACCCACTCACTGAAGTGTCAGAAGAAAATAATAGGCAATATCAATCTGTTCTACTTAAACTTACTGATGGTCAAAGAAGCGAACATCTCTTTGAAGTGCGTGAGTTAGAAAAAGATACAGGTGATAAAGTCAAAATGTCTACTAAATTCGACATGGCTTTAGAAAGACTCTTAAACGGCTACTAGGTAGCTAAACTCTTCAAGTACGAATGGGGCTTAATCAACGCTCGATTAAGCCCTTTCTTTATTTATAATACCTAACTATACCTTTTAAATTGCTACGCTCGAAAGGGCTGGATTTAGCTTAAAAAAATTTAGGAAGAAGATAGGGATTGTATATGATCCTTACTATACTTAATTATATTAAATAAAGGAGTTATCATGAATAATCAAGATAAGCGAATAAATGTAGCACTACCCGAAGATTTAGCTGAGGACGTAGACTATATCGCAGAAATGCTTAGCCAACGAACAGGTGCTAAGATAGGTAGAACGAATGCTATTAGAGCAGCAACTAAAGCATGGTTTGATACTGAGAATAACGGGTAAGTCATGTGGTTTGATAATGTAGAACAGTTAGAGGAACATGTCGATGTATGTTTCGCTCGTGATACGGCTTTAAGCTATAACGGAACTTATGCTTATGATGGCGAGGACGGTGGGTGTTTCATTGAAGCACTCCGAGAACTCGCCACTCTCACTATGTCTCATGAACTAGGTAAGTTTGAATATAACGGTCCGCACGGTGGTGTCGACAACAAGACTCTACTTATCTTTGAGACTAATAAGTATAAATTCTTATGTGTTGAGTCTCGTGAGGAAGTAGTCTATGACGGTGGCACGTGTGCCTTCGGTACTGTAGAATTTTACCTAAAAGAAGATAGCGACGAAGTATAGGCATCTAAAATGATGTTTACTATACTTTAATTATTAACTTAACGTACAACGGAGGAAGTATGAACGAAGAGTTTAAAGAAGGTTTAAATCAAGATGCACAGCAACAAGTGTGTACTGATTTAAGAGAAATAATATCCGACATATTACATGCTCGTGATAATTTTAGGACTATTGTACAACGCTGGGACTTACCAGTGTCTGACCTTAGTAGTATTAACAGAGTGTCTGACCTATTAGATGATATTGACATCATAGAAAATAAGGTGAAAGATGCAAGCTGAACTACTCAAACATGAGGGTTGGAAAATCGACCCTGCTACAAGGTTCCTGGTCTACAAAGAAGGAACACCTGAAGAGAGGGTAATAAGTTCTTATATCAAAGACCGAGAACTTCAGTTAATCTATGTTGCATTAGGTTTAGAAATGTGGGGTGAAGTAGGTGAAGATGACTTACTTGATCCTAACTTTATTACTGAACACTAACTAACCATTATAGTGAGGATGCTAGGGATGACCTAGCATCTTTACTATACTTAATTATATTAATTTACTTACCAACGGAGGAATTATGAATGTAAATTATAATTTTTATAAAGAAATCGATGGTGTTGAATGTTACGGGAGATTTGCTCTCGATGATGTAGTCAGCATCGGTTATCAAGATGAAGCAGGTAATGGTTTAGAAGACTTCTTTACTATCACCAGCGAAGACGTAAAAAACTGGTCTACACTAGTACAACATATCAAAGAGTCACTCGGTCCTAGATTTACTCTTGACCAAGTCGAAATAGGTTAATGATTATAAGGAAGATGCTAGGGATCGCTTAGCATCTTACTTATACTTTAGTTATAAGTTAGTTAATGGAGGAAACATGACTAATAATTTAAAAAACTATGTTGATTATGTGAAGCCTGTGGTGCGAGCTATCAGAGAAAATCATAATCAATTTTATGATCTTACTTATTATGAGATCAGTCCCGAGGATTTGTTTGCTCAAGATTCAAAAGATCTTGTGAACTTTATGGATCCATTCGGTGGCAAGTTTACTCCCGAAGAGTTTACTGGTGATATACCTTTAGCGTATGCCAGCTTTGGTGAGGAAACAGGTGCTCGTGTAGTTCTGGAACTGTCTCCTGAGAACCGTAAAAAGTTGTCAGAAGAAGTCGTTGATGTATTCAGTGGAATGTATCATCGAGAGGCTAGTGAATGTCTACATGAGTGGAAGATAACTCGTGATGATACTGTTTATGTATTACTGGAACATCAGTATTATCAACAAGACTCAGGTTTTATAGCGTCTGACAGCTGGGGAATAGTCACCACTGATACAGTGCGTCCGTTTAGCTTTTTGTCTCATGGGTTTGGTCTTGATTACTTAGTGGATCATATTGATCAACACCACTTGATTCACTGGGCTTCTGAGTAAGAATATAGCGAGGGAAGATAGGCATCCTTTATGATGCTTTATATACTAGTAGTTAATAAGTAAAACGGAGGATTATATGTTAGATCTTATTAGTAAATCAGACGTATTAGATCCAGACGTCTTTGATAACTCAGACCCCGAACAGGCAAGAGTTCAAAGTATTCTTGATGTAATACTGGATCATCTCAATGATGATCAAAAAATACTCTACCATTTTGGTGAGTGTGACGGTCATGATGATGAACATTATAAGTTTGTCATGAAAGACCAATTAGCCCCTTGGCATACTGTCTATGATAGTTGTTACTTCCCTGTCTCTGACGGTGGCTCATACAGCATCATACAGGTATCTTATAGTAAATGTGGCATGCATTTTTACTTAGCGTTATCCCTCGGTGGTTCGCTAGGTGCGTCTGCACTCACAGAATACTTCAAGGTTCCTCTTGAGGGTAGTAAGTGGGCATGGGGTGCTTAAGAATATAGCCATCAAGATAGGCATCCTTTAGGATCCTAGCTATACTTTATTAATAAGTTAATTAATACGGAGGATCAACTTATGACTGAAGATGTTAAATTTATAGAACTTCAGCCGAATGAATATCATTTAGCTAAAGCTCTTCAAATTAAATTTCAAATCCCTCATGAACTTAGGGTAAATGGTAATGGTAATTTCATCTACTTCTATGTTTGTGATCATAATACTTACGTTCAAGCAGAAGGTGCTACTACTGGTGATTTTGCTAATGATATAATGTTTAAGATCAACGGTAAGTTTACGGATTTAGATCTTTATAAGCTAATGACTTACTCATTTGATGCGGAAATTCATTACCTTGAGAATAACGAAAATCATTAGAGAACTATAGGGATCTTATAAGATCTTACCTATACTTTATTAATAAGTTAATTATAGAAGGAGGAACTTATGGTGATTGTTGATGTACTAAATAGTTTTAAAACAGATGAAGAGGTTAAACCTATAAAATGGTTAATTAATCATCTTGAAAATAAATATGGTGCTGTGTTCGTTGGTAATAAAGCTAAAGCTGAAGAAGTGGGTTATCCTGAAGAGTGGTCAGATATTTTCGGTGGTTTTTGGGTAATTGCGAAAACTAATTATTATAGTTTAGTGGGACCAGGAGAACTAGAAGAAATCATGGATGATGTTATAGCGGAAGATAGCCAAGAATCTTAGAGAAGTATAGGCATCTTTTAGGATCTTACCTATACTATATTTATAAATTAGTTATAAGAGGAGGAAAAAATTATGGCGAATTATTGTAGCATTTGTGAAACTAGGCGTCCTGCGTCAGGTACTAATATGTTAGTGCTGGGTGGTGACTGGATTGAGTTCTGTCGACCATGTGGCGAGACTGAGAAACTTACTAACGGTGAGACTGGTGAACAAAAGTCCATTGTTGAAGTATTTAAATTATGTGGCAACACGCCAATATGGGAAGATGAATAGGTTTTAGTAGCTAGTCACAGACCCTCCCAAATTGTCTGTGACGGTGTGAGGGAGTTAGGGTTAATACTCTCTCACACCACTTTCTTATTATTGTCTCACCAATTTTATAAAACATTTTTCTTAAAATATCTCTGATTTGCTAATACGCTAATAGGCATGAGTCTAGAAGCACTGATGTACATCGCTTTTCTTGACCTATTGGCTACCCTATTAGCGACCTATTGGCTGTTTCTTGGTAATAGGGTGAGAATGGGTGGTGTTTGGGTCGTGGTGCATGGTGCAGATAAAGCATGGGAAAGATAATTGGAGTATGATTTACAGGTATTCTAGACCCTATATAAGAAACCAGGAAACCACGGACTCTGACACAAGGCACAAAATACTTGAGGAAAGGACAAAGAACCATGAATTATGGACAATCGTCAATAGGGCAATAGGATCACAATCATCAAATCATGGCACCCGATCACAATCCCATGGTCCAGGAACCACATGCGATCGGAAATCAGATCAGATCTAGGTCCATGGTCCAGAGTTCATCGTCAAAACATCTTCCCCCATCACAATCCGAACTGGGTTACACACACACATACCCATGAACCATGTGCCATGGCACTGTGATCTACGTGTAGTACACGATGTGATCTTCGTTAAATAACTTTACATCTAGCTTTACTTTCATATTGTTCTTAGCTATACTATATAAATAGTTAAAAATGGTTTTAGCTATTAATTAAGGAGGGTCATTGTGACTACTAAAAACTTAACTAAACCGATCGTTATAAATAACGCTTATGTTCGTGAAAATATGGATCGTGAACTAGTGGCAACTAGTAAAACGCCAAGAGCTGTGCACAACGCAGAGCGTCAACCTATACTTAATGGGAAGACGCCTCAAGAGGCTCTTGATCTTAAACCAAGACTTGTAGTAATGGCGGACTTGGTCTATGATCTAAAGTGTGGATTCCTGACTTTTAAATAACTGGGAATGAGATTAGGGGTGCTGAAGAGTGCCCCTCTTCTTATATACCTGCTTCAGATCGGATCGGCATAAGGATTGTCAAATCAAAATCCGTGCCCCCAAGATCAAAACATCTTCCCCCTATATAATTACAACAACCACAACTACAACTACAATAACCATTTCAGATCAGATCGCATTGAGAGAGAGAATACCACGTACCACGATCGGATCGACGTGGGTAGTAAAAAAGAAGAGAGGGGGCTTTACACCCCCTCAGTTCCCAGCCTTACTTAGCTGAAGGTACTTCTTGAATACCTTTTACCTTAATAGCGTAGGTAATGTCAACAGATCCTTGACCCGTTTTGAATATTTCCGCTACGGTTTTATTAGCCCAGCTTTTGTATTTAGCTGAGTTTTTTTCACCAAGGCGTCCTATATTACTACCTAAAACTATTTTAGCATTAAGATCGTATTTAGTACTAATTTTAATCACCATTATAGTACCCTTTATTAGTCGGAAATGTTTAATTTAAAGGGTTAATAACTAAACATTAGGTATATAATACGCTAATAAATATGAAAGTAAAGCGGAAAGTTAAGTATATAAGTTCTAGCTATACGGTATAATAAAAAGTTATAAGTAAATCAAAAGCTTTACCCCAAAGTAAATGTAAGGTATAATACGGCTCCCTCACCACCCACCCACCCAAAGTAGATAACACATCAGATCAGATCGCATGACACACACACAAAGATCAAAACGTCTGCCCCCAATACATGAAGCATGTGCCACGCAATTCAGATCTGCTAGCAGATCTTAGAAAGATGGTTGTTCGGATGCTCGTATGTTCTTTATATAGTAATAGGGCTAGGGGTTTTACCCCCTAGCCGTTACTAAAACCGTTTTATTCGGTAGGGACAGGTTTTATACCGCCCACTTTAATAGCATAGGTTATATCAACCGTACCTTGCCCAGTAGTAAAAACTTCTTTAACCGTTTTACCTACCCAGCTTTTGTACTTAGCCGAGTTTTTCTCGCCTAGTTTAGCCGTATTACCTAGTACTATTTTAGCGTTTAAGTTATACTTAGTAGCTATTTTAAGTACCTTAGTAAGCCCTTTAGTTAATTAAATTAGCTAAATTTAAAGGGTTAATAATTAAGCTAATACGTTTATAATACGCTTATTAACTTAAAAGTAAATAGTAAATAATAAGTATATTTAAAAGTATATAAGTAAATAACTTATAGTTATATAGGAAAAAATGCCTTTACTTTTTACTTAACTTATACTAGGGGGCTACCCCCCTTATAGCGTGCCTGCACCCTCCCACCCACCCATGTAGGATTTTAAGTCACATTTAAGTACAGATTTACTTTTCCCCATATACCCTATATCATTCGACGTTATAGAAGATGTTGTAAAAATTTTTTTGCAAAATTTTTCTACTTTTGAATTATGGCAGTAGTGGGAACCAAACCAACCAGAAAAGACAGGGTAGCATTAGCACTTGAAGAATACTTAGGCATTGACCCAAGGAAATCATACAGAGGATTAAATAAACTAGAAGGTCTGGCTTCTCTCATTCCTGGTTATTCATACATGACGTTATCACCTGATGCGTCGCTAGGCGATCAGGTTCTTGCAGGTTTTGAAGTTATTCCTGCAGCAGCACCCATTAAAGGAGCAGGTAAATTTATATTGAATGAAGCAAAGCCCATGCTCCATGGTTCACTCAACCAAGGTATAACAAAACTTACCAAACAAGTAGAAGGCATGCCAAACGTACTTAACCCATCAATGCAAAGAGGCGGAGTATATCTCACCGACGATTTTACAGATGCAGCTGCATATGCAAACAGAGGCAAAAAATTTGGTAAAGTGTACACTGTAGACGTCAACACTAAAGGTATGTATGATGTAGAAAACTTACCCTTTGGTATAGCAACCATGCTTAAAAATATGAAACCTGGGAAAAATGCTCGTATAGAATCAGTCACACCGTCACAGTTTCAAGCTAGAGACATAACGAATTTTATGGAAAATCCAAATATGATGTATTTCCCTAAAAACTTTGATCCTCAAATAAGTGCTGCCCTACAGAAACAAGGAGTAGGTTCTTTAATATTCAATATGACGAAAGGCACAGGTGTAGACCAACCTATCCAAAGGATGATTGTATTAAATGATGATCTCATGAAAATAAGAAAATCTACGGGAAAAATAGACGACAAAATTATTGATGAGGTAGCAGAAAGAATGGATCCGTACAAATTAGAACAAAACTTGAAAAGATTGAGAAAGTATTTTTCTGATGACTAATGTACGACATGACCATGTTTGAAATAGAGTTAAACGACTTCTATATACAGTTTATCGGTTTCTTATTGACCATGCTTCTTGGTCTAGCTGTAAAAGATTACGCAGTAAGTTTTATGAAAGGTCTATTCTTTAGATTATTTTCACCGTTTGATGAAGGTGATAAAGTATTGCTAGAAGACCAAACTGCAATGATAATAAAAATAGGTTTAAATCAAACTGTCTTTGGTGTATATGGTGAAGAAGGTTATACATGGAGATACGTACCGAACGAAAGAATACCCTACTTAAAATTAGAGAAAGTTGTAGATAGCGAACTACACGCAGACACAGCTGATGAAAAAGCAGAAAAGATACGTAAGATACTCAATAAAGAAAAATGAGCAACTACGATTTAAATGATCTTCCTGAAGATGTACTGAAGGAACATTTACAACTCACCGAAAGACTCAAAGAAATAGAACGAGTAGATTCCTGTCAAAATAATTTCCTTGAGTTTGTAAAATCACAATGGCCAGGATTTATAGAAGGTGCTCATCATGTAAAAATGGCAGAAGCATTTGACCGTATAGCTAAAGGCAAAATAAAAAGGTTAATTATAAACATGCCTCCTCGTCATACGAAGTCAGAGTTTGCTTCCCACTTTTTTCCTGCTTATTTAGTAGGTCGTAATCCAAGTTTAAAAATACTACAAGCAACCCACACGGCAGACTTAGCAGTAAAGTTTGGTAGAAAGATTCGTGACTTAATTGACACAGATGATTTTAAAACTGTTTTCCCCAACGTGAACTTAAACCCAGATTCAAAAGCTGCAGGTAAATGGGAAACTCAAGATACTCGTGATGCTAAAAAACGTGGAGAATATTATGCAGTGGGAACTGGTGGTGCGTTAGCTGGTCGTGGTGCGGATCTATTTATTATTGATGACCCTCACTCAGAGCAAGACGCATTATCAAAAGTTGCGTTAGAAGATACTTATGAATGGTACACCTCTGGACCAAGGCAACGTCTACAACCTGGAGGAGCCATCGTTATAGTAATGACAAGATGGAACGTCAATGATTTAACAGGTAGGTTATTAAAAGACTCAGCTCGTGATCCTAAAGCAGATCAATGGGAAGTTATTGAGCTACCTGCTATTCTACCGAGTGGTAAACCACTTTGGCCAGAGTATTGGCAACTAGAAGAATTAGAAAGCGTAAAAGCATCTTTGCGAGGTGGACCTAAGTGGCATGCACAATATATGCAGAATCCTTCAAGTGAAGAAGGTGCACTTATAAAAAGAGAATGGTGGAAAGAGTGGCCAAACCCTAAACCACCTAAATGTGACTACCTCATACAAAGTTATGATACAGCTTTTTTAAAAAGAGAACTCAGTGACTACTCAGCTATTACGACATGGGGAGTATTTTACCCAGAAGGTAGATTAGGTGGTGATGAAGTTTATAGTGGTAATAGCCCACACATAATTTTATTAGATGTTGTGAAAGGTAAATATACTTTCCCTGAATTAAAATCTATAGCACTTGATCAATACAAACATTGGGAACCTGACGTAACCATAATAGAAGCAAAAGCAAGTGGACTACCTCTTACCCAAGAATTAAGAAACATAGGTATACCTGTACAAAACTTCACTCCGTCAAAAGGAAATGATAAAGTTGCGAGGGTAAATGCATGTGCCCCATTATTTGAAAGTGGTATGGTGTGGCATCCTGATACTAAATGGGCAACTGATGTAATAGAAGAATGTGCAGCTTTTCCTGCAGGTGACCATGACGATTTAGTAGACTCAACAACACAAGCATTGATGAGATTTAGGCAAGGTGGTTTTGTACAACTTCCATCAGATTATGAAGAAGAAGTACTATATCGTAAGAAAATAAGTTATTATTAACGCTTCTAAATTACAAACATGGCAATAGAAAGACAAAGATATCCTAACCCACCAAAATTACAGGAACCAGGGATAGAAGAAGAAGACATAAATGTAATAGTGGAGGAGGAAGCAGAACCTACCACAGATTTTCAAATGGGACCAGACGGTCAAATGATCGCGGTCACAGAACAAGAAAGTATTCAAACTAATTTTGAAGTTAATTTAACCGAAGTCTTGGATGAAAGATACTTAGGGGAACTCACCTCTGAGTTAATGTCTTCGTATGAAGAAGATAAATCTTCCAGAGAGGAGTGGCTTGATGGATTTTCTAAAGGTTTAGATTTACTCGGCATAAAAGCCGAAGACCGTGATCAGCCGTTCGCTGGAGCCTCTGGTGTCACTCATCCATTGCTGTCCGAAGCGACAACACAGTTCCAAGCGCAAGCATATAAGGAATTATTACCTCCTAATGGACCAGTGAGTACCAAAGTTGTGGGGGAAGAGACGCCAGAGAGCGTAGCCCAAGCGAACAGAGTAAAAGAATTTATGAACTACCAGATAACAGAAGTTATGGAAGACTATGACCCAGAGATGGATCAGCTGTTATTTCACCTACCATTATCTGGATCAGCATTCAAAAAAGTGTATTATGACTCAATTTTAGAAAGACCTTCAGCTGTTTTTGTAAAAGCAGAGGATTTAGTAGTAAGTTATGATACAACTAACCTAGAAACCAGCCCTAGAATCACCCATTGCGTAAATATGACAGGTAATGATGTCCGTAAAATGCAACTTTCAGGTGTATATAGGGATATTGAACTCGGTGGAGCTTTACCAAGTGAGTATAATGAAGCTCAAGAAAAGATAGATGAGTTACAAGGTTTGTCAAAACCTGCTTCTGACTACAATAATTACACAATTTTAGAGTTTCATGTAGATTTAGAGCTTGAAGGTATAGATGAATATGAGATAGCAGTACCATATATCGTCACAATTTTAGAAGATACAGGTGATGTGCTCGCTATTAGACGTAATTGGAACCCTGAAGACACTAATTTTAAGAAAAAAGAGTATTTTATACACTATAAGTTCCTTCCAGGGCTAGGATTTTACGGTTTTGGGCTAATTCACATGATTGGAGGGCTAACTAAGTCCGCCACAGCTATTTTAAGGCAATTAATTGACGCTGGAACTCTCTCAAACCTACCAGCTGGGTTTAAAGCCAGAGGTATGAGGATACAAGGTGAAGATGAGCCACTAAGTCCAGGAGAATTTAGAGATGTTGACGTTCCAGGAGGAGCAATACGTGACGCATTGATGCCTTTACCTTATAAAGAGCCATCTAACGTGTTAGGTCAGTTACTAACAGTACTTATTGACTCTGGTAGAAGGTTTGCCAGTATAGCAGACATGCAAGTTGGTGATATAGGTAGTCAACAACTACCAGTAGGTACAACTGTAGCCATGTTAGAGCGTGGTACTAAGGTAATGTCAGCTATACATAAAAGATTACACTATGCACAGCGTAAAGAATTTAGATTATTAGCAGAAATATTCGCTAAAACTCTACCACCAGCATATCCGTATGCAGTAAAAGGCGGTCAACAAGAAATAAAAGCTATGGACTTTGATGATCGTGTTGATATTATTCCTGTAAGTGATCCTAATATATTTAGTATGTCACAACGTGTTATGTTAGCACAACAAGAATTACAAATGGCACAAGCAGCACCACAAATACATAATTTAAGAGAAGCATATAAAAGAATGTATGAAGCTCTAGAAGTAAAAAACATTGACGCTATATTACCACCACCTGTAGAAGTTCCGCCAAGAGACCCTATTAGTGATCAACAAGCAGCAATGACAGGGTCACCTATAAAAGCGTTTGATTTTCAAAACCATGAAGCATACATCGCAGCACACAGTGCATTTTTACAAAACCCTATGGTAGCTAACAATAATACAGCAGTGTCAGCTATAGGTGCAAATATACAAGAACATCAAGCTATGCTATATAAACAACAAATAGAACAAGCTATGGGTCAACAACTACCACCTATGGATCAAATGACTCCAGAAATGATGAACGAATTAGCTCTAGTGGCAGCTCAAGCTACTCAACAAGTAACAGGTCAAGCACAAGCTATGGCGCAAGCTCAAGCTAATGCAGGTATGGATCCTCTTCTCGAGTTAAAAGGACGTGAGATAGAAGCGAAACAACAATCTGAAGCTTTACGAAGTCAGGTAGATTTAGCTAAAATAGAGTCTAATGAGGCGATCGCTGAAATGAAAATTGCCAGGGATCGAGAAAAAGAAACAAACGAAACTTTTTCAAAAGTTCTCGAAGAGACTAGAAAAAGTGACACAGACAGCAGAGGTGTATAATGCCAGGTTCAATGAGAAGAAAACCTAAACCAGTAATGAAGAAAAAGAACAAAAAGAAGAAGAAGTAATGAAGAAAACGCATAAAACCAAAGATGGTAGAACAGCTAAAAAAGGGCTTTACTACAACATTAATAAAAAACGTGCAGAAGGTAAAAAAATGCGTAAGAAAGGGGCTAAAGGTGCACCTAAAGCTTCTGATTTTAAAGCTGCAGCAAAAACTGCTAAAAAACCTAAAAAGAAAACTTCTAAAAAGAAAAAGAAATAATGGCTGAATATAAAGGCAAAAAGGTCACTCTTAATAAACCCAGAAGAATATCTAAAGGGAAACCTGGATATGGAAAAAAGACGAGGGAAGTTTTTGTGAAAAACTCAAACGGAAGGGTAGTAAGAGTGACTTTTGGGGATCCAAACTTAGGTGCTCATCCAGGAAATAAGAAAAGAAAAAAATCTTATTGTGCCAGGAGCAAAAGTATGGGGAGTGATAAAACTAAGGCAAATTATTGGTCTAGAAGACAGTGGAAGTGTTAATGACAGATAAAAAGAAAAAGGTTACGGTAAAGGGAGTTGACATCTCGAGTCTTAATAAAAGGCAACAAGATGTTATGAAAAAACACGCTAAACATCATACTAAAAAACACATGGTCAGTATGACAAATATGATGAAACGTGGATCTACTTTTACAGAAGCACATAAGAAAGCTCAGAAAAAAGTTGGTACATAGTTGGACGCTATAGTACTCATAGAAAGGTTTCTTAGAAACCTCAGGGATAGGAGAGAACAATTAGAAAATACTCTTATCGCTGGTGGAATCAAGAATATGGAAGATTACAAAAAAATAGTAGGCGAAATATCAGGTCTTAATTTCGCTGAATCTTTAATAATAGACCTGCAAGGCAGAGAGGAGCAAAAAGATGGAAGTTGATCAAACTAAATCATTTGGCGAAGGCACACCTAAAGTATTACCTGATGTGGTAGATAATTTAGGTAAAATGAAACAACCTGAAGAAGAGAAGTACACCGCAGAAAAAATTACTGAGGATGAATCTCTTACAGAGAAATTACCTAAACCCACAGGGTATAGGATATTAATACTACCGTTCACCCCTAAAACTACAAGTAAGGGTGGCATTATTCTGGCAAACCAAACTTTAGAGAAAGAAAGACTAGCTACTAATGTTGGTTTCGTAGTATCATTGGGACCAGATGCATACAAAGATAGCAATAAATTTCCAGAAGGACCATGGTGTCAAGAAAGAGATTGGGTTATTTTTGGCAGGTACGCAGGTGCTCGTATCAAAATTGATGGCGGAGACTTGCGTTTATTAAACGATGATGAAATATTGGCAAGAATAGAAAATCCTGAGGATATTCTTTCTAGCTCGTAAATAATCACGCAACCAAAAGAGGTATAACATGGTAGAAACCGTGCAAACAGAAGAAGAATCACTGGAAGTGACTCTTGACGAAAATAATGATGTTGTTCAAGAGGAACAACAAATATCAGTAGAAACTACTGAAACACAAGAAGCATCATCCGATGCTGATGAGATCGAAGAGTATAGTGAATCGGTACAAAAACGTATCAATAAACTTACTTATAAGGTCAGGGAAGCAGAAAGGAGAGAAAAAGCTGCCATTGAATATGCACAAAATGTTCAAGGTGAGCTATCCACTACTAAAGAAAAACTTTCACTTAAGGATAAAAACCTTTATGATGAGTACAATGCTCGAGTTGGTTCTGAACTAGCTTCTGCTGAAAACAGGTTAAAACAGGCTTACGAGATGAACGATTCAAAAGAAATCGTTGAAGCTCAAAAAGCATTAGCCACTTTGGCAGTAGAGCAAGAAAGTTTAAATAGGGTAAAACCAGAAGTAGATGAAACTAAAACTGAAACAGTTGTTGGAAATACTCAAGAAGTTGTTCAACCTTCTCAGGAACCGATTCCTGAACCAGATCCTAAAGCTGTTAATTGGGCTTCTAAAAATAAGTGGTTTGGTGAAGACGTCGCTATGACAAGTGTTGCTTTCGCTTTTCATAACCAACTTATAAGAGAAGAAGGTTTTGACCCAAACTCTGACGATTATTACTCAGAGTTAGATAAAAGAATTGCTGATACATTCCCTCATAAATTTGATGGTAATGCGTCACAAAAGAACGTGCAAGATGTAGTAGCCGTGTCTTCCAAGGGGGCAAGGTCAACCAAAAAAGCACGCACCGTTCGGTTGACACCGAGCCAACTCTCAATAGCGAAGAGACTTGGTGTGTCACCTGAAGAATACGCTAAACACGTGAAAACGTAGGAGTAAAAATGGAAGAAAATACCAAATCAGCTAGAACTCCAAGAGCTGCAGAGTCACGAGAAAAAACAGTTCGTGCGAAACCATGGCGACCTCCGTCTTTATTAGACGCACCTGAGCCACCTGATGGATATGTATACAGATGGATACGTGAATCTATGGTAGGGCAAGAAGACAAAGCGAATATGTCTAAACGTATTCGTGAAGGGTTTGAACCTGTGAGAGCAGAAGATCACCCTGAGTTTGAAGCTCCAACTGTAGAAGACGGTAGACATGCTGGTGTTATCGGTGTTGGTGGGCTTATCCTCGCTAAAATACCTGAGGAAACAGTAAATCAAAGAAGGCAGTATTATGAAAATATGTCTGCTGATCAAATGAATGCTGTTGATCATAATTTAATGCGAGAAAGTAACCCTGTAATGCCTATTGAAAAACCCAATAGACAAACCAGAGTTACCTTTGGAAGTGGTAATAAAGAAAGTTAATTTTTTATTGCCGTAATTTTAATTTTTACATATATAAAGGTAAAAAATGGCAAATGTAAACGATCCTAACGGATTTACTCCAGCATATCACATGTCTGGGGGGACTATCAGACCATCTGAGTTTGCTATCCAAAGTGGTGCAACTGGCGACATCTTCGCTGGTGACGTTGTTAAACTTGCTTCTGGATACGTTCTTCAAGGTGGGGCTACTGATGCTCCTCTAGGTGTATTTTATGGTGTAGAGTATACAGCTACAAACGGTGAAATCGTTTTCTCAAGAAAATGGCCATCGACTACAGCTACACAAGGTTCTGCAGACGCTAAAGCATTTGTATATACAGACCCTGATATCGCATATGAGGCACAGTACACAGGTACTCCAACTCAAGCTGATATAGGGAAAGTACATACAATCTCTACGACTGCAGGTGATACTAACAACAACCGTTCGAAAGAAGGTGTGACTACTACTACTAATAGTGGTATTGCTAAACAAGTTGGTTTCGTCGAAAGACCTGACAACTCAATTGGTCAATACGCTAGAGGTTATTTTGTATTCCCTGCTTCAACGTTCGGTAACGACTAAAAGGTGATATAGATGGCTATAAACAGAGCTCAATTAGTTAAAGAACTCGAACCTGGACTGAATGCACTTTTTGGTTTAGAGTATAACAGATTTGAAAATGAACATGCTGAAATTTTCGATACTGAAACTTCGGAAAGAGCTTTCGAAGAAGAAGTAATGTTATCTGGTTTCGCACAAGCTCCGACTAAAGGAGAAGGTGCAGCAGTGACATACGACACAGCACAAGAAACTTTCACTTCTAGATACTCTCACGAAACTGTTGCGTTAGCTTTTGCGTTGACAGAAGAAGCAATCGAAGATAATCTCTACGATTCTCTTTCTTCAAGATACACTAAAGCTTTAGCACGTTCAATGGCGACTACTAAACAAGTCAAAGCTGCGAATGTTCTTAATAATGCTTTCTCAACTTCCTTCCCAGGAGGCGACGGAAAACCATTATTAACTACTGACCACCCTACACTAAGTGCAGGTGATCAGTCTAATGAACCAAGCACAGCTGCTGACCTGAATGAAACTTCGCTAGAAAATGCGATGATTGATATTGCTGCTTTTAAAGATGAAAGAGGCATTAAAGTCAACGTTCAAGCTAGAAAGTTAATCATACCTCCTCAGTTACAGTTTGTTGCTGACAGAATACTAAACTCTCCTGGTAGAGTAGGTACTTCTGACAATGACATAAACTCATTGAGAAATATGGGTATGTTACCTGAAGGTTATGTAGTGAACCATTACTTAACAGATGCTGACGCATTCTTTATCAAAACTGACTCTCCTAACGGTATGAAGCACTTCGAAAGAGCTGCAATGACTACTGGAATGGAAGGTGATTTTGAAACTGGTAATGTTCGATACAAAGCTAGAGAAAGATATTCTTTCGGATTTAGTGACTGGAGAGGAATGTACGGTTCCCCAGGAGCATAATCCTAATATCATATCTCCATGATAAAAGTTAGGGAAGCTTCGGCTTCCCTTTCTTTTGGTCTAAAAACAGTATAGAATTCTTGTATCTAGGTTATTAACTTGTTCTATAGACTGACCTAGCAGACAAGCCGAGACTATAGAACATATTTCCTAAGGAGGGAAATTATGGCAAAATCAACATTCTCAGGTCCAGTAAGATCTCTTGCTGGTTTTATATCTGCAGGTAATGCTAATGTTGTTAGTTTAACAGCTGACACTACTTTAACTGTAGATTCACACGCAGGCAAAGTTCTACTTTGTAATGATGCTGACGGTAAATTTACTTTACCAAGTATCGTAGCTACTGCTCCAGGAGCGGATGACGACCCTAATCAATTAAATAATTTAGGGGCTACATTTACTTTTGTCGTAGTCACTGCTGCAACTGATATGGACGTCTTAACAGATGGTACAGATAAGTTTGTAGGTGGTTTATACACAGGTGTAAATAATGCTACAGGTAAAACTTTTATATCTGGAGCATCTAATGATGTTATTACTTTAAACGGTTCCACTAAAGGTGGTCTTGCAGGAAGTATAATAACAGTGACAGCTTTAGCTTCTGCCAAGTATGCCGTTGAAGGTATTACTTTAGGTTCAGGAACTTTAGTCACTCCATTCGCTGACGCATAATAGGAGTAAACTATGGCTGATACCGTAACATCGAAAACCGTCTTAGACGGCGATAAAGACTTTATAGTACAACTTACCAATGTTAGTGATAGCACTGGTGAAAGTGCTGTGACTAAAGTAGATGTAAGTGGACTTACAGCTAGGAAAAGTGATGGAGCTGCATGTACAGGAGTAAAATTATTTAGAGTGTATTACAGTATTTTAGGTTTTACTAAAATAGGATTACTGTGGGACGCTTCTACTGATACTCTCTGTGTTGAGCTTAATCCAAGTTCTGATGGTGTTTTAGACTTTAGCCCTTTTGGTGGATTACAAAATACTTCTGGTAGTGGTAAAACAGGTGATTTAAACCTAACCACAACTGGAGCAAGTAGTGGTGATTCATATATGATTGTTTTACATTGTATAAAATCATATAGCTAAGTATGGCAACATCTGGAACTAAAACTTTTTCCCTCAGTATAGCAGACGCTATAGAAGAGGCATATGAGTTAGCAGGACTAGAAGTCAAAACAGGTTATGACGCAGAAACTGCGAGAAGATCTCTCAACATTATGTTTGCTGATTGGTCAAACAGAGGTGTAAACCTTTGGACTATTGAACAAGTCAGTTTAGATTTAGTTGCAGGAACTTCAAGTTATACTCTAAATTCTTATGATTTAGATATAGTTTCTGCTGTCATACGTCAAGTAGCCTCAAACGGCACACAAACAGACCTACAAATAACTAATATAGGTAGGTCAGAATATCTCAACATACCTAATAAAGCAAGTACAGGAAGACCTACTCAGTATTTTATTGATAGACAAACAACACCAGTACTAAGTGTTTGGCCAACACCAGACAGTGCAACAACATATAAATTTGTTTCTTACAGAATACAAAGAATAGATGATGTTTCAGCATCAGCACAAGACCCAGAAGTACCATCAAGGTTTATGCCGTGCATGGCAAGTGGGTTAGCTTATTACATAGCGTTAAAGAAAAACCCCGAAAAAGCAACTTTGTTAAAAGCACAATACGAACAAGATTTTAAATTAGCATCAGAGGAGGATAGGAACAGAGCTTCTGTGATGCTTACTCCTACTAGGAGTAATTTCTAATGGCTTACGCAAGTGGTAAGTTTTCAAAAGCACAATGTGATAGATGTGGTTTTGTATACGACTACCCAGAGTTAAAAACTGAGTGGAATGGGTTAAAAACATGTCCCACTTGTTATGAAATAAAACACCCACAACTTGACCCAATCAGGCATGTTATAGACCCAGAAGCATTAAGAGAACCAAGACCAGATAACGATAAAGAAGTTGGACTAGGTAAAGTAGTCACGACTTCTGATCCTATAGGTAGGATATTAAGTAGTTTTCAGATAGCTTCTTCTGTGGGAACTTTAAGTGTTCTTGAAAATGATAATACCGTCTCTCAAACTTTAGACTCACAACTAATCACAGCGTATTTAGGAACAATAACTGTATCTGGAAATATAACGGAAAGTGTTTCAGTTACTGGTCAAGCTGGTACATCTGCACTAGGTAGTCCTTATGTTACTAATGCTTTGCAAACTTTTACAGTAACAGTAGTGGGTGGCAATCCTTCTAATCACCCTTATTATAATTTTGGTTCTTCAAATAAATTTGCGATCAATGGCTCTACTGCTACAGCAGATGTAACTTTGAGTTTAAATGAAGGAGAAACATATAAGTTTGACCAATCGGATTCGAGTAATAGTGGACATCCGTTGAGGTTTTCAACAACTGCCAATGGCACACATGGAGGAGGTTCTGAATACACAACAGGAGTTACTACTAACGGGACTCCAGGTAGTTCTGGGGCATACACTCAAATTACTGTTGCCTCAGGAGCACCAACACTTTATTATTATTGTTCAAACCATAGCGGTATGGGTTGGACGGCAAATACTATATAATTCAATTATGAGTTTTACCTACGCTACCTTAAAAACAGCAATACAAGATTATTCAGAGTCAACTGAAACAACTTTTGTGACTCACCTACCTGATTTTATTAAAACAGCAGAAGAAAGAATACTAAAAGCTGTTCAACTAGATGTTTTTAGAAAAAATGTCACAGGTACGCTCACAGCCTCTAATACTTATTTAACTAAGCCAACAGATTTTTTAGCACCATTTAGCGTAGCTGTAATAGATGGTAGCAACAATTATATTTTCTTAAAATTAAAAGATGTTTCTTTTATAAGAGACTATACACCAGCTGCAGCAACTACAGGAACACCTAAGTATTATGCAGACTTTGATCAAAACACATTTATGTTGGCTCCAACACCTAATTCTAACTACACAGCAGAAGTACATTATTTTTATAGACCGAGTTCATTAACAGCAGGTAGTGATAGTGGCACAACTTGGTTGTCTGAAAATGCACCTAATGCATTACTTTTTGGCAGTTTAGTAGAAGCAGCAACGTATTTAAAAAATGAAGCAGAAACAGCTTTATATCAAGCCAAGTTTGCAGAAGCCATAACTCTTTTGAAAAACTTAGGTGAAGCAGAAGCAGTCACTGACGAATTTAGATCAGGGAAGGTAGCAAAACAAAGAATATAAAATGCAAACCACAGAGTTAGAGGGGAAAGAAATAGCAATAGTTGCCATGGGTGAAAGTCAATTAGACTTCCATTTATCACTCATACACAGCAATAAATACGATGAAGTATGGGCAATAAATGCTATGGCAGGCATAATTAAAGAAGTGGATAGAGTATTTATGCTTGATCCAGCATCAAGATTCTTCGATACGGACGATGCAGGGACACAGACAGGCATAATGAGAAAGATGCTACCTACCCATCCTGGACCTATTTACACCTGTGAATTAGATGAAAGAGTTCCTGGAGCAGTCCTTTATCCTTTAACAGAAGTAGTAGAAGCTACAGATTGTGCGTATTTTAATAATACTATCCCTTACGCAATAGCTTATGCAATGTACCAAAAAGTGAAAGCAATTAATTTATTTGGTATTGATTTCACTTATAAAGGTAATCTACATTTTGCAGAAGAAGGTAAAGCATGTGTAGAGTTTTGGCTTTCAAAATGTATTAGTGCTGGCATAAATGTAAAAATAGCACCAAGATCTAGTTTACTAGATACTGATAAACCATTGAGTGAAAAGTTATACGGTTATCACAGACTTGATGATCCTATAGTAGTCGGTCACTCACAGGGTCAAGGGTTTAAAACTATGAAAGTAAGTGAGTATGAAGCTTTACAGAAAGAGTTACAACTACAAAAAGTAAAAGAAATAGGAACAATACTTGAAGTTCCAGAAGCTAAGAGGTATTAATGATAGAAATAGAAACAGTAAGTGGTCTAGGTGGTATTACCGTAGAAACACAACAACATAGAGGTCATCCACCTGAATATTGGGCAGAAAGAGCAACTGAAAGAATATGTGGTATTTCTGAAAACGCAGAAGGTCATGTTAAACAACAGGCAGAGGCATTTAAGGTAGCTATTTACAACACAATACTTTATTATATAAAAGCTGGGATCAATAGTGAAAGATGCACTATGCGTAATTTACTTGAACAGCAAGGACATAAAGATTTAGCTAAAATACTAACGGAGTTAAAATAATGGCAATCACATCTACATTAACAAGCAGTTTTAAAAAAGAATTGCTAGAGGCAGTTCATAATTTTAAAAACTCAGGTGGAGACACTTTTAAACTAGCTTTATACACTAGCTCAGCTACTTTAGGAGCAACTACAACTGCTTTTACTACAACTAACCAAGCTAGTGGAACTAACTATACTTCTGGAGGGAATAGCTTAACAAGAGTAGATCCTTCCCTAGACGGCACAACTGCTATCACTGATTTTGCTGATTTAACTTTTGGAACTGCCACTGTTACAGCTAGAGGTTGTATGATTTATAATAGTTCTGATTCAAATAAATCTGTAGCTACTATAGATTTTGGTGGAGATAAAACTTCTACAGCTGGTGATTTTACAATAGTTTTCCCAGCAGCAGCAGCAAGTACAGCTATTATAAGAATAGCATAGGAGGAGAGCATGGCTCTTGTCCTTAACGATAGGGTAAAAGAAACCACTACCACTACTGGTACAGGTACAGTTAATCTAGCTGGAGCCGAAACTGGTTTTGAAACTTTTGTAGCAGGCATAGGTAATACTAATACGACTTATTATGCGATAGTTCATCAAACAGCAGATGAGTTTGAAGTAGGTTTAGGCACAGTATCAGATTCTTCACCAGACACATTATCAAGAACTACGATTATTAGTAGTTCTAATTCTGATTCTGGAGTTAATTTTTCTGCAGGAACTAAAGATGTATTTTGTACATTACCTGCAAGTAAAGCTGTAGTAGAAGATGGCTCAGACAATATAGCATTAGGTGCTGCACCGACTGTTAGTAATGCTTCTGGAGATTTTACTTTTGACGTTGTAGGAAACTTAAACTTAGACGCAGATGGTGGCTCTATTACTTTTAAAGATGATGGATTGCTTACAGCTACTCTTGCAAGAAGCGTGGGAAATTTTGAAGTCACAGTAAATCAAAGTGATGGCGATTTTGTACTTAAAGGTAATGATGGTGGGTCAGCTTTAACTGCTATTACTGTAGATATGTCTAATGGAGGTGAGGCAATATTTTATGGAGGTATTGATATAGCTGCAGGAACTGATATTGAATTAAATGATGGAACTTGGACAGGAGAAAAAGATAGAAAAATACAAGCACATGGTGGTAGTCTCTATTTTCAAAGTGCTTCTCATATTTTTAGAAATAATAGTGGCACTAATTTAGCTCAAGTTGATGGGTCTGGAAATTTTATAGCTGTAGCAAATATAACTGCCTATGGAAGTGTTTCAGATGAAAGGCTAAAAGAAAACATAGAAGTTATAAAAAATCCTATAGAAAAAATAAAAGATTTAAAAGGAGTCACTTTTAATTACAAAAAAGATGGGTCAAAAAGTACAGGATTAATAGCACAAGATTTAGAAAAAGTTTTACCTGAAGCAGTTTATACAACTGAAACTATAGGAGATGAAATAAAAAATGAAGAGCCAGAAGAACATTTAGCTATTCGTTATGGTAATACAGTAGGTTTGTTAGTAGAAGCTA